GAAAAACGCATCAGTATCAGTTAAGTAGTGGTTTACTACATAACCTTGTGGGATCATTCCCATGCTACCAACTGCGTTGATATCATTATCTGCAGTTCCAGTTCTACCTTGAGACTTCATAAGTCTCTCAGCAGTAAATTGTAGCGCTGAAGGAATTATTAATTTAGTTCCTCTTGCTGCAATTTTTAGACCTCTTTCGTCCACAAGTGCTGCTATGTCAATTAACGACTGCTCTAACGAAGTTTCGTTTAAGTCAGCTGCAGTTGACAATTCATTTCTGAATGTTCCAGCAACGATTGGGTGGTCAGTAGCACAAAGCTCCTTACCATCACCACCTGTGAAAGACGAACTGAACGCATTGTTTAATACGTTAGCTGCTTTAACTTGTTTTGCATTTGCCATAGATCTAGCTAATGCTTTTGTATATCTAGACGCAAGTCTGTCATACAAATTGTCCTCAATCGCTTCTTCAGTGATTACGAACGCTAAAGCAAGTGTCTCGTGAGTGTATCTAGCAGTGAAAGTTTCTTGTGCTGTATCGAAGTTAACACTAGATCCTTCAGGTTTTACTGAAGCATTAGCGAAACCAGATAACATCACTTCTTCTTCAAAAGCTCTATCAGAATTTTCGATGTCGTAAATCTGAGTGTGCTCATCTGCGTAGTTTTTATATTCCAGGCCGAATAGTGCATTCAATCCTGGCTCTAGTTCTTTAACTAGTTGTGATCGTGATATTGCCATAATTTATCTCCTATTCTAAAATTATACGCCTGTTGTTAATTTAAATACATGCTCACCTGTGTTGAATACAACGTATGCATTCGCATTTGCTGAACTTGTATCACTGTTTTCCGGATCTTTTGATATACCGATTTGTTTGAAACCACCTGATGTACCAGAAGTCGACGTGTCAATCTCTGAAGTTGACTGTCCAGAAAGAGTGCTTCCACTCGTTCCAACAAAGTCAAAAGCTGAGTTGTTCATTGCCGCTGTTCCAGTTCCATCATGTTGTGCTTCGTACACGATATAAGGATCCACGAACACTGAAGCTACAATATCTGAAGCATTTGTGCTTGCAGGATAAAAAGCTTTAAATGTCGGTTTACTTGTTGATGGATCAGTAAAGAAACAACCACCGAATACACCGATTTGTTGAGTGTCTCCAGCTGCTGCTTGTTCTATACCGCCACCCGCTACTGCTTCAACCACTTGACCATTGAAAATTGATGTCCCGTGGTTTGCCGCTATAGCGTATTCTTCGGTTCTGATTTTTCCACCTGTAAGATGTCTTGTAGGTTTGAAACCAAACGCCGCGTCTTTATTAGCCATAGTTTTTCTCCTTATGTACCTGCCCCGAGGGGCCTCCAGTACGGTTTAATTTAATTCGTTGGGTAGGAATCGTTAAAAAATTAACTTTTCTTTGTACCACCGAAGGTTACACGAGTCTGTCGATCACTATTGATCGGCATACTTGGATGCTGTTCCTTCATTAAATCATTTTCTATCGCGTCGTTTCGATCTTGAGTTTGTTGAGCAAAATACTCTTTGCGCGCTTCAACGATCTCTTCCGGTATCCTTGCCAGCAAAAGGCCGCCAACTCCGATCACCCCCTTGTATTTACCATCTGAAATAGTTGGATAAGCTTTATCAGAATATTCATCAGATCTAACTAATTCAAATCCTGATCTTAACTTGGCTGACATGTTTGATGAATCATCATAACCCATCGATTCAGCTCTTATCCACCTATGTTTAAATCCATCTGGTGCAGGTGGTGCATCTAAAGATGATGGTGGAGTCCAAACTTTTTTCTGTTGTTGAACTTTGGTTTGGCTCGCACGAGAGTCTATTTTTTTATTTTTCATATGCCTATATCTCCTTCGTGATGTTTAATTGTTTCGCATATTCTTCTAGTGGCACACCTAATTTTTTAGCGATTGTTACCTGAGAGGGCGTGAGTCTCACAGTTTTGCGACTAGGATTAACACTTCGCTTCGCACTAGCGACTGTTTGTGTAGGTTTAGTCGTAACCGTTGCTTCAGTTTTACCAAATTTATGCGGGAAGTCAAGTCTGATACGTTTATCTATTTCAGCGTAATATTCGTCTGATTGTGCATCAAAACCCTCCTCCTCTATTAACTTTTTATGTAAATCAAAAGCAGTATAAGTCATTGCATTGTCTGTTCCGAACCAAGGGTTCTTCTCAGCCCATGCTTCTGCTTTTGGATCTGACGGCTGTGATTTAGGGGCTATGACCTCTTCTAAAGTTCTATCTTTAGGTTCTGGTGCTTTGTTTTCAGCTGCTCTTTTTAAATTAGCAACTCTAGCCTCTTCAACACCTAATCTTGCAATAGTTTTTTGAGCTTCAACTTCTGCTGCAATATCTCCTGCCTCTCTAGCCCTAGTTAGAGCAGATTGAGCGGCTTGCAAACCAGAGGTAACTCTACCTTCCATCGCATTTACATAATTAGGTTCTATTGTTTTTAGTTTAGTTTTCAAACCTTGTTGATCAGCCATAACTTGTTTAGCGTATTCTAAAGCAGCTTCTTTTTGTCTTTCTGCTTCACGCCATTTTTTAGTCAGCTTAGCAATTCTTTTTTGAACACCTTCACTATAATCATCTAATTCTTTTTTCTTCTCTTCTGTTTCTTCTTGTTTTGTTTCTTCTTTAATCTCCTCGACTTTGATTTCTTCCTTTGGTTCTTGAGTTTCTAATTTCGTTTCTCTTTCATTTTCAAACGACTTATCTTCTTTCTTATCTTTTTCAAGATCGATCTCAACTTCAGGACCTGAAGTATCTATATCGACCATTGGTTCCTTTTTTTTATTTTCTTCTTCTGGCATAGTTTCTCCTTCTATGTTTAATATTGATGAAATATATCTTCAGGGTTTTCGATGGTTGCTAATATTTCATCGTCATTTAGCAATCTTACTTCCCCTCCATCGATCTGGATTCTAGATCCAGCATATCTTGCAAAAACAACCCATTGACCTTTTTTACACCATGGTCCCTCTGGGTATCTTTCTTTGTCATAACATTGTTCGCCCATGGCCAACACCAAACCACATTGAGATGCAACTTGTTGTCTTTCAATGGTTGTCTCTGACATAATTATGCCACCTTTAGTTTTCTCTTTCATTTTAAAAGGTAAAACTAATATCCTCCAACCAGTTGGTTTAGGCAGCTTAAAAGATTCTTTATTTATTAGATTTTCTTGCTTTTGATTTTCTTTTTTGTCTTCTTCGTTATATTTTTCTTGCAATGCAAGTTTAACTTTTGGTTCCTCTGTTGAGGTCGATGACTGTTCCTTTTTCATTTTTTTGCTCCTTACTATCTAGCAGGTTAGAGATTTCCTGTAGCATAATTTGATACGTATTAGCTTGTCCTAATAGATACTTGTATTTTTCCATATTGTCAACCCCACCTGTAATCATGGTGTCTCCAATTACCTGTAAATTATTTCTCATAAGTTTTTGTAACTTAGATACTATAACTAATCCGTCTTCCATTATTCAAACTCCTTCAATATTTGAAGTTTATCTTCTGCTTCTGCTATCTTACCTATTAGTTTATCACACTCTTCAATGTGCTGTGGATGCTCTCCTATACCTACAGAATTTTCTAAATAGATTCTTATTGTAGCATCAGCTTCGGCTATTTGTGCCTCATACTTTTTTTCTAGTGCTTGTAGTATTGCCTTTTTCATTTTTTCTTATTGCTTCCTTTCCTTTTTTAAATATAGCAGCGACTTGGTTTTTATTCATAACTTTGGCACGCTGTTCTCCAACAGTTAAAATTTGAATTTTTCTAGCAAACGGCTTACTAATTTTTTTAACTTTCGCCACTGTATTTCTCGCATCCGTCGGTGTTGCGAACTTAATCTTAACAGTGTCACGCGGGTTTTCATCAGTGTAAAGTCGTCTACCATATTTTTTACCAGGATGTTTACCTGTTCCTTTTTTTGGATCCGCCACGCAGAACTCCTTTCAAAGTTTTTGCCTGACCAGCATGTGCTTTAGAGGCTTTCTTTAGAGCTTTCATAACTTTTTTTATTTTAGCTTTTTGTTTTTTCATTTAACATTTCCATCTTCTGCGAGCCTGTCTTAGTCTTGAATTAGGATCTTTTGCAGCTTTTGGAAACTTTTTCATTTGGCCTGCGCTTCTTGCACAAAATGATTTACGTCGTTTAGCAGCTTTAGATCCTGGTTTGACTTTGCCAGTGACCGCTGTTTTTAGTTTTGAACCGGGATTTAGTCTTCTATAGGCCTTGACACCGGCTCGTGTCATACCTGCTCCAGATTTTGTAGATCTGAAATTCTTTTTGTTTCTTGGAGGCATTGTGCCTTTTGAATAATAACTTCTCATGGCATGAACTTTGGTCCATAATATTTAATATATGATGGATTGGATAATTCAACTCCTCCGTAATTACCTTTTATACTTTTACCAGTATAACCAGCAGCATAACCTTCAGCTGCTTTTGTTCTTTTTGTAAATGTTTTAACATTAGTTGGTTTACCACCAACACCTTGTGCTACTGCTCTTTTTCTTTTTACAGCTGATCTTCTTTGACCTTCACTCATACGTCTAGCTTTTGCAAGTGGGACGCATTTTGGATATTTACGTTTAGCGTCTGCTTTCTGTTTTGAACGGCCACATTTAGAGAAAGAACCATCTTTCTTTTTGCTACCAATATCTACCCACTTTTGGGCAAACCATTTTTTTAAACCGTTCTTTGCCATGTTATTTATTTGGTCTTCGTGCTTTACCAAATCCTTTTATTTGTATGCAAGCTTTACCACCCATACCTAGACCTTGTCGTCTTAGTCTTTGTGTAGCTTCAGTAAGTCCACCGCCAGCTTTGTAGATTCTACCACCTTCAGCTTTTTTAGGACCTCTAAAGTCTTTTCTTTTTACACCAGATGGATCTTTAATCTTACCAGCACAAATTTTAGAAGCGTAGGCGTTCGCGTATGCACTGGGATATACCTTAAACTTACGCTTTGCTGCGGCTTTTCCTCTTGGACATAGTTTAGTCATTATCTTTTCCTCGCTGTTTGTGCAGCTCTTCTAAAGTTTGCTGCAGTCGGTGCACCTTTGGCACCTTTTTTTCGCATTTTACCTCCACGCTTTCTTTTAGCATGGATGTTTGCATACAGACCTGGTCCAGCCATTATGCTTTTTTCTTTTTCATTTTGGCTTTTTTCTTTTTAGCCATAACGAATTTTCTAAGTTGTGGTGGAATAGATCCTTTTTTCATAGCTTCTCTTTTTTTCATCATAGAGCCGCCACCCATTTTCTTAACTCTGCCACCCTTCATCATTTTTTTAGCTGAAGCAGCTGCAGACTTCATAGATTCAGTCTTGTTGTTGTCTTTGTCTAAATCTAGAAAATCAGGTTTAGATCCTTTCATCATAGGTTTTCTCTTCATCATTCCGCCACCCATTTTTTTAACACGTCCACCCATTTTGTAACCTTTAGGTGATACTTGTTTGTTGTATAGTCTATTTGCCATTTTTATTTCCTCCGTTTCTAAAAATTTGCGTTCCCTTTATACCATATATGCTCGCAACGACAAGGATCCAAAGGTTGGTAAACCATGAAGGGAGCTGCGAAAACATCTCAAAGAACAATTTTACTTTGTCCATTGCAGATGGGTCATCACTAATAACTGCCCAGGCTAGCACCAATACGGGCAAACTAAGAATTATCAAAACTGCCTCGTCTTTCCAGTCTGATTGTCTAGCTTCCAATAATTTACCTTGGTAAGCCTCCTCGCCTTGGGCCATCTTAGTTGCATGCATAAGCTGTGCCTCTGACATTGCCATCTTAGTTTTCTGCTTATTAGCGTAAATTTTACTTCCAGCAGAGACGGCTAATTTAATTGCTTGTAACCACATATTATTCTCCTTTTCTAATTATTGAGATAGCATCTGGCACCCCTTTTGCCGGTGGTATCGTCTTACTTAATATAGTTTTTTGTATTGAAGTGTCTGCTCTCATTTTTGCAAGCTCTTCATTCTGTTTTAACTTCTCATCTTGGTTTTGATCGTTCATCATAGCTCTCATTTTGTCTAAATTTAGCCTTTCTTCGCCTTCTTTTTCTTTTCTAGCGTTTTCTCTTGCTTGTAAATCAAGTTCTCTTGCTCTTAACGCTGCAACTGGGTCATTATCAAACTGTGAAGTTATTTTTTTCTCTTCATTTTTAAAATCTTCCATCATTTCAGACACTAAAACTGCTTTTCTAGCTTCAATTCTCTCTTGTAGCATCCTCATTTGTTGTTGCATCATAGGATTTTGCATTGCAGCTTGTTGCATTTGTGCTAATTGTGGTAATTCATCTCTAAATTCTATCTCAATTTGCTCTTGAGCCATCAAACTTATGTGTTCTAGTATGTTTTTTTGTATTGCAGCGCCAATAATTGGTGAATTTTTTACCATATTGGTCTCCATAAAATTTAAATGGGCTGTAATGTGTGCTTGATGGTCTTGACCAGGGAAAGCTTGAAAAGGTTTACCTGCTAAAGCATCGATATGTTCTAGTGCAGGGTCTTTTGGCATTGGTTGTTCTGGTCTTTTTAATATTAAATCAATATCTTTTACACCTAACGCTTCGTACATGTTTCTGTAAACTTCGTATTGGTTGTGAATAGCCGGATTTGAAGCTGCCAGTTGCATTTCCGTTTGAGCGAGTGATATCCGCTGCGTTTGAGAAAAGATATTTGGATCTGCAACCGGCAATATATCTATGCGGTCATCGAAATCAGATTGCTTGATTTGTCTCTGACCGCCAACAACATCATACGGATAAACTGGAGGTAAGTAAAGTTTAAAAACTCTAGCCATTAAACCAAACTCACGTTTCATAGAAGCATATAATCTTTTATGAATCGCTGACATTGTTCTAGATCCTCTTTCCAACATAGCAACAGTTGTACCAACTGCAGCTTGTTGATTGCCTTCGCCAACTTGTAAATCAGCTATAGATGCAAATCTTTGTCCTGCTTGAACCACTATACCCATTAATTGTAACAATGTGCCTGATGGTTCTTTGAAAGGTAAAGGCATAAATGCGTCTCGTAAGTTTCCGCCTGGAGCATCAACATCTCTGAACTCTCCTGGTTGGATTGGAGCTGCCTCGTCTCTTAATTTTATGCCACGCATTTTAAATCCTGACGGTTGATTAGAAAAGGTTCCTGCATCAAGCAACGATCTTAACGCAGCTGTTGCAGATCTTGATAATCCACCAATCATGTGAATTAAACCAAAACCATAAAATCCTGTGCCAGGTAAAAATTTAAATTGTACAAAATATCTAACTTTACTTCTTTTAGAATCTCCAACTTCATAATTTCTTCTGATTGATAAAACTTCTTTTGATCCTTCATCAATTGTAACTATGTATGGAAGTTTAATTCCTGTAGGTTCACCTTGCGTATTTACATCTTCGAATCCTTCGATATCTAAATCAACATGG